ACTGAGATATGAAAGAATCTGGGCAGTTTCCCATCTTAATTCTCCACTCATAGGAACCCCTATAAATACGAGTTTTGGGTCTCTTTCAGCTTCTGGTGTATGTTTACCTAGTATTTTATCATGTGGGATAGTCATATCTTTTTCTTGCTTCAAATTAACCAAAGGTCAATCACAGATTAACGTGATCTCTTTATGCGCGAACGCCTAACTTCTGTTTTAGATTCTTCTGGTAATCCTACTGCTGAATCCCGTATCAATTCTTTACCAGATATTGGTCAAGACATCGTTAGGCAATTTACAGATGAACTCAATTCCATCAAAAAAGAACAAGATAATATTGAGCGTATAAACAATGCTGGTGGGCAGGGAATGAGTTCGTTAATCAATGGATTAACATTTCAAGGTGAGTTTGCAGGTTATCCATATGGAACCAATCAATTATCTCAAGTAGCTACATTAGCTAATGCTAATGCCTACGTACCACTTTCTCTAAATCGTATTCTCTTATCATATTCTTATATGACGCAGGGACTGTTTCGTACAGTTACTTGCCAACCAGTAGATGATGCATTTAGAGGTGGATTTACAATTAAAACTCCAGAATTAAGCGAAGATGAAGTATTAAAGCTTAATCGTGTTATGAGTCGCAACCGCAGTCAGAATGATATGCGGAAAATCGCTAAGACGATTGGTGGATGGGTAAATTATAATGCGTGTGCTAATCTCGCTCGTTCTGATATGTCTGCACTTAAGCATCTTGCTTACTGGGGTAGATTGTATGGTGGATCTGGCCTTGTTATTAATACAGATCAAGACTTTCAAAAAGAATTAGATATAGAAGCTATTAAGGAAGATTCACCGCTAGTATTTATTCCAGCAGATCGTTGGGAGCTAGTATTATCTAATTTAAACATTTTTGATTACAAGAATGGTGTACCATACAATTACTATGGTTATCCACTTCATGCTTCTCGTGTAGTTAAGTTCTTGTGGGCTGAAGCTCCATCTTATATACGTTTACGTTTACAAGGTTGGGGTATGAGTGAAATTGAACAATGTATTCGTTCTATCAATTCATTTTTAAAGTTTGAGAATCTTATATTTGAATTACTCGATGAAGCTAAAATCGATGTTTGGAAGATGAAAGGGTTTAACACCGCATTGGCTAGTAGCAATACTACCGCTCGTGTTCAGCAAGCTATCACTCTGTCCAATCAGATGAAGAATTTCCAAAACGCCATTGTTATGGATCGTGAAGATGATTACGATCAAAAGAACCTTGGTGCTATATTTACTGGACTCGCAAGTGTCTGGGAACAACTTCGCTTGAATCTGTGCGCAGCACTCAAAATACCTAAGAACAAATTATTTGGCGAATCGGCTGGTGGTTTCAGTTCAGGCGAAGACGCTTTAGAAAACTACAATTCTACAGTAGAAGCATTACGTGAAGAATTAGAGCCTGCTATATTGGATGTAGTAGAATTACGTTGTCAGCAGTTATTTGGTTTTATGCCAGAAGATGTAGACATTGAATGGCAACCACTACGTGTACTAACTGGTAACGAAGCTGAAGATGTAAAAGTTAAAAAACAGCAACGCATTATGGAACGCTTCCAAAATGGTCTTGAGACTGCACAAGAAGCTAGTGTGGAGCTTAAAAAGGAAGGTTTACTTACTGTTGACACCGAAGTTTTACGTGGTGAAAGAGATGTCGATCCAATCGTAAACCAAGAATTGCCTGAAGCCAAAAAAGATAAAAATCCCAAAGCAAGTGCTGAAAAAGATTTTGCTAAAAAGGCCGGATCAGAAAAAGCCAAGAAAAAACTTCTTGCTTCAGCTTGATGCAGATAGCCCTACAACCGATAATACCACGGGATAGCGATGCTATTCCAATAGAAAGAGAACTACGTCATTGGTTCATTGATGTGGTATATCAGCCTATTTACGATTTGCTAGAATCAGAAGTTTCTAGACAAAATTATATTGGTATTTCGTATTCAGCTATTACTGAAGCTTTAGAGTCTGGTGTAATACATTACAATGGAACAGTTTTCTACGGAAAATTTAATTCCAAGATAAGCAAAGAGATGCAATCCATTGGAGCTAAATATAATAAAGTTCTAAATGGATATGCTATCAAACAAGGAGATATACCATATGAACTTCGTGGTAAAATATCTGAATCAAAACAAAAAAGTAAAGAAACGCATAAAAAGCTTCTTGCGTTACTTGGGTTTATCTTCACCAACCTCAAAGAAGTCAAAGAACTAGGACTTTTGTTTGATAAACCAGTTGAAAGTATAGTTGGTATTACACACCAAGCTATTGTTAAAGATTTAAAAAATTTAGAAATAACTGAAGAGACTGAATTTAGCGAACACGTACGACAAGATATACGTATTAAAGTAACAGATAAGCTTCATCAAAATTTAGAAGATAAACTTAAAAACTACACCTTAGACCATGTTGAAAGCCTACATAAAGCAGTAGAAAATAACATGAATGAAGGCAGGCTGGACAAGCTAGAGGGTATAATTAAAGCCCATAATGGTAAGGCTAATCGTATGGCTAACACTATGGCTATACAGGAAACAAATCTACTAATTGCTAATTACGTACAGGAACAAGCAGATGCTTTAGGTTCCCCAGGCTATATTTGGCATACCGTTTTAGATAATAGGGTACGTCACGACCATAGATTATTAGAAAAACGTCAATTTTCTTGGGATAATCCACCCATAGTTGATAGAGAAACAGGCAGACGTGGACACCCAGGTGAAGACTATAATTGCAGATGTGCTGCTAGGATACTTGTCGCTCTAAATAAGACGCTAAACGCAGCATGAAATCTGAAGAAACTTTAAGTCCAACTCAGCTAAAAGCCCGTTATAAAGCTCTTTTAGATGATATACAACGTGCAGAAAGAAAGCGTGCAAGGCTTGACTCTAGCATAAAAGGACGCAAACAAACATTGAATCGGCTACAATCCCAACTCGCCCTAATTAGCGACTGCGATCCAGCCCTTCCTTCTATGGTTGCAACTAACTGAATCTATCGAGTCTAACACCACGTCACAAGATGATGCTCTCATCTGGAGTGAACGTGTAAATTTGGTTTCATCTGGTAAGCGTTTCAAATGCTACTTTATGGAACCCGGCCTTGTTAATTACAGGGACGTAAAAGGTGGCGATGTAGAGTTAATTAAGAAGGAAGCTATTGATGAGGCACTTGATACCTTAATTGGTTGCCCCCTCACAATTAACCATATTCCTACCACTATTAATGAATTTAGTGATGTAGCACATGGTTATGTAGACCACGCAGAATACGATGCCGATAAAGGTTGGTTTGTGTGCGAAGGTTCTATTGATACTGAGCAAGCCCGTGAAATGATTAGAAAGCACAAGGGCGTTAGCGTAGGTACAAAACTAAACACCAAAGACTTTGGGCCAGGTGGTACTTGGCACAACATTCCCTATGGTAGGGAAATCAAGCGTTTTAAATTTCATCATCTCGCTATTGTTCCGCCGGATCAACGTCCTCGGTTCGAAGATGCGGAAATAAGGTTAAACACTAAACAAAACAATATTATGTTTAAATGGTTCAAATCAGCTGCCTCTTTAGGTAGCAAAGCGGAGCAGGTGAGTGAACTTGCTCCTTCTTCTCGTATCGACATCGGTGACGGGAAATCAGCAACGCTACAAGAAATGGTAGAAGTAGCCCGTGATAATATGTGTCATTCCGTTCATCACGATGACCATATCGAGCATGAAGGTATCCGTTATAACGTAGGTCATTTGATCCACGCTTATAAAACACATCATGGTCATACAGTTCACGCTACTCCAGTAGCATCAGCAACACACATGGGTCATGTCCCAGGATATGATGAAGGTACAAAAGGTCATAACCCTATTGCTGGTATGCACCATCCTCGTGCTAACTCAGAAATGCCTACAAAAGAAGAGGCAAAAGTACCAGCAACTTCAGAAGCTGAAAAAGTAGCTGAAGATAAAGCTGATGTGCGTGACAACGCAGTAATAGAAGCAGAACTAAAAGAAAAAACTGCTAAAGAAGAGGCAGAGCGTGCAAACGCTGCTGCAGTTAAGGAACGCAACAATGCTTCCTTCAAATCACTTGCAGAAGCTCAACTCAAGAAGAGCTTCGACTCTGTGTCTCGTTTGAATAGTTCCGGCTCGATCAACGACCGGCTTGCGCGTGGTAAGAACCTATTCGGTTCAAACTCAGCCAAGAACTGATAACAACAATAAAATAATAAAAATACCATGAGCCAATACTCGCTCAATCAAAACCAGTTCACACAAGCTCCGGTTATCGGTCAGGTTGCTTTCCAGCCGAACGTCGATACCGAAACTTGTCAAATCAACCCAAACACAACTGCTTCATACATCCAAGCAGGCTGTGCAGTAAAGTTGATTGCTAATGCAGGTCCAGAAATCGTCGTTGACGTTACTTCTGGTCCTTCCGATGGCCCAGTTTACGGAGTCATCGCATACAACGTACGTCAGAACACATACAAAGCTTCTGATCGTGTCGAAGTCGCTTCAACTTCTAACATCATTTATCTGAAATCTTCTGCTGCGATCAATCGTGGTAATCGTGTTTCAGTTACTAACCCAACTACATCAACTAACGATGCTACAGTTGCTTCAGATGCAACTGCTGGTGATTACACGATTGGTTATGCTCTTACTCAAGTAAGCGGTGCTAACCAGTTAATCAAAGTTAAGATCGATGTGGGTTCCAACAGCACAACTGGTCTAGTAACTATCGCTCCCTAATCTTAAATCTTAACTAAGGAAAAATTACCATGAACAGTGTTTTCTATCGCGGCACAGGCCGTACTCTACAGGATCCTTCAGAACTAAAAGCTGGAGAGATCGTCCGTAACAACGAAGTCTGTGAACCACAGTTTCTCAGTTCTCGTAAAACCAGTGGTCTTTCCATCTTTGTTGATGGCGATCATAATTCTGGCGCATTAGACGCACGTCTAAACGCAGTTGGTGATACGGCAGATACCGCAACTGGTTACCAGATCGTAATCGACACTTTAACATACATCAAGAAGCAGCTAACAGAACAGAAGTTCTACACAGTTGCTCCTGCTGATTATATTCCAGTCGTCGTTGGCGATGGTGCTTTCAGCGCAGACATCTTAACAAACCGTACATACGAATTAGCTGATGATTTCTCATCTGGTAACTTACGTACAGGTTCTTCTGATGCTCGTTTAGCTTCTGCTGACGTTGCAGTTGATGGCGTAAGTGCTTATGTCCAAAACTGGGCAAAGGGCATCCAATACTCCATCTTCGATGTTGAACAAGCACTACGTGCTAACAACTGGGATATTATTGAACGCAAACACCGCGCTCGTAAAAAGAACTGGGACTTAGGTATCCAAAAGATCGCTTTCTTAGGTGATGCTACAGATACACGTATTCCTGGTTTACTCACGAACACAAGCATCAATACAAACACCAGTTTAATTACTGCTCCAATTAGTAGCTTAAACGCTGCTGGTTTACAGACGTTTGTAACGACATTAATCCAAACTTACTTCGCTAACACGAACAGCACAGCAATGCCAAATCGTTTGGTCATTCCTTATGCTGATTGGACAGGTCTTCCTGCTTTAACTCCTGGTACAGTTGGTACATATCCAGTTCCAATAATCCAGTACTTAGAGGAAGCATTTACTCGTGCAGTAGCTCCTATGGAAAAAGAGTTCAAGATTATGCCACTCGCTTATTGCGATGCTGCTAATAATCCAGCAGGACTCCACTACTATATGCTATATCGTGATGATGCAGAATCAGTACGTATGGATATTCCAGTACCATATACAACCACACAACCAAACTCGCTGAACAACTTCTCGTTTGCTGACGTAGGTTATGGTCAGTACACAGGTACGATCGTTTATCGTAATCTCGAAGTCTTACGCTTCCAATACTAATTGGAAGCTAGGATTAAACCTAAACAAACAATACTATGATAACTGAAGCCAATGCGACTCCCACCGTCGCTTCCGTGCCGGACGAAGGTCTCGTGCGCATTTACAACAAGAACAAATCTTCATTTGGTTCTTACACCCACGGTTCATATACCATAAAGGGCACCGACTTTGCGTCGGTCCCTAAATGGTTAGCGGACAAGTGGATTAAAATGTTTCCTCAACACATTGCTTTAGCATCAGACGTTGGTTCAGACGCTGCTGCTAATAATGCTAAGGCAGAGGAACAAAAAGCAAAAGTAGAAGAGCTTTCAAAGGAAAATCAAGAGCTTGCTGATAGAGTCAAAAATCTAGAGGCAATGCTTAAGAATATGCCGAAAGCTATTTCAAAAAATAAGGCTGCTTAATTGTGCCATTCACGATTCCAACTGTTAGTGATTTTAAATCGCAATTCTCCCGCGACTTTCCTTATGCAGTTCCTGCGTATGGAGCTTCTGGCATTGCTTCAATTAACATCTCTGGAGTCGTAACGTCAATTTCTCTTGGAGCAGGTGGGTTCGGTTACGCCACCGTACCTACAGTCATTGTGGGAGCTGCTCCAGGAGATCTTGGCACAGGCGCAACTGCTACTGCAAGTATTGCAGGCGGTCAGGTAACTGGATTTACCGTTACAAATGGTGGATCTAATTATGGACAACCTCCAATTATCACTATTACTGGTGGTGCTGGAGATCCATCTGATTTAAGCAAAGTAACAGACAATGATATTAGCGGAGCAATTTTTGATGCTCAGTTTAATATTAACCAAGCTCTATTTCCGACACAGCAGTTCTTTAGTCGGGCTTTCCTATATCTAGCAGCGCACCAGCTAGTGGAAAAGCTCTTGGCTGCTCAGGAGGGCATGGGCAGTCAATATAGTTGGCTGACTGTATCCAAAAGCATCGACTCCGTAACTGAAGGATTTCAAATCCCAGAACGGATAGCTCAGGACCCAATGCTCTCACATTTTAGTAAAACTAGATATGGTGCAATGTATCTACAGATAATCAGTCCTCAATTAATTGCCAACGTATTTGTAGCTTTTAGAGAAACGCTACCGTAGTAATTATCATGCAAACTACGGTTACATTAAACACCGAAGAGCTTAAAGGTCTTACCAAGGCTTTAAAAGCTAAAAGTAAATTAGCCGTTAAAGTTGGAGTAATGGCTGAAAGCAATAATCGTACACCTGTATATCCTAAAGACAGGAAATTAACTAATTCACAGATAGCTTATAAGCATGAATTTGGAATAGGTGTACCAATGCGTTCAATCTTAAGAAAACCTATGATGACACTCATGGGATCAAGATTAAACAATGTATCTGAAACGACGTGGAAAGATAGTTTTGTCACATCTGGCATTTATGGAATGTTGGAAGTAGTAGGTCAAACGGCAGTAAAATTAGTAGATGATAATTTTAAATCTCAAGGTATACCAACAGGCTGGGTAGAATTATCAGAAGCTACTATAGCTAATAGAAAAAGATATAATCGTCCTTCTAGATTAATATTAATAGATTCTAAACAATTAGAGTCTTCATTTGGTTATGAGGTGGTTAAATGATTACACCTACACAAACATTTCCAACAAATCCTGGCCCTATTGTAGGAGCAGGAAAAATCAATTTAACTCATACTAATACTGCGCCTCAAGGTCGTTATACAGTAAGCGGATGGTCACAACCATTAACAATGCTTATCAATCGTGTAAGAGTACAAGATGGCGATGCAGTAACAGTATCTTATCAATTTAAAACACAGGGTTTTCTTACTGCTTCAGTAGGTCAAAAACTTAATTTCAAATTTGAAGGTGAACGTGCGTGGAGACATTCAAACCTTTATTGTGTAACAGATCCGCAAATGACACCTAATGACCAAGTAGTCATTGATAATGTCATTTATCGTGTAGTACATAAATGGAATTGGTCACGATTTGGTTATTTTAAATATCGACTGGTGGAGGACTACAATAGTGCAACCGAAACCTGAAATAATTAATTTATTGGTAAAACTGATACGTGATCAACTGCAACTTGATAACAATCATGTAGTTACATATAATCAACGTATACCTATACCTCCAGATGATACTATATTTGTAGCTGTAGGATTATTGGGAGATAAAATCTACGGTCATAGTATATCTTATCAAAACGGTTATATACCTTCTACTGTCGTAGGTGAACCAGAAACTGTAGTTTTAAATGAGGTTCAAACTCAAAATGTTCAGCAGATATATTCGATAGAAATTATGTCTAGGAACAATGATGCTAGAGCAAGAAGACAAGAAATATTGTTTGCTTTAAATTCAACGAGGGCTGAACAACTACAAGAAAAATATGGGTTCACAATCGGCAATTTACCAACCTCTTTTAACGATACTTCCTATGTCGAGGGAGCATCAAGACTTACACGTTATTCTATAACTTTTAATGTTTTAAC